GTGCATTACTGCTTACGCAGTTCGTTTACGCTTGCGATAGAACCTTTACAGCGTTAGTGTCAGTTGGCATTCCGCCTACACGCTTGGTGGTGTAGAAGTGCACATACGGCTTGTTGATGTACGGATCACGAATAACACGAGTACCGATTCGATCAACGATCAAGTACGCTCTAGCGAAATCACCAAACGCAACAACGGCCGAACCGGCAGGGCCATTCACGATGTCATCCATCTCTTCGTTCTCATCAATGCCGTAACCTAACAATGTCGATGGCACGCCTTCCTGTAAGCCCGGGCGCCACAGATAGTTACCATCCGAATCTTTCAATTTTCGGATAGTCGAGATCGTTAAGTTACCCATCATGAAACGGCCACGAGAACGATACCCTCGACGTGCGCGGTGGATAAGATCAATTAACTCATCACCGGTTACATCATTAACGGCCTGCAAAGGCGTCTCTTCTAAAGTGCCAAATGGGCGAGCGGCGTCGGCTTGAGCTGAGCGCGGAGCTGCAAAAAGCCCTAAGGGTCGGTTAGTTCCATTGCCTGATGTGAACGCTTCGTTCTCCTTCTCGGCGAAATCAATAGCGACTTCTGAAGCCAGCCACTGCTCAGCGTTGATGGTCAAATCATCTAGCGAGGTTTGAGTTGCGGCAGGATTTGAATAGACCTCGCCCATGCGAGCTTTGATCTGCTTCAGTGTTGGTGTTCCTGTTTCTGGTCGAGCGTCCTCCTCGCCTACCCAGCCACTCTCTGCGCCACCAACGTTCGCTAACTTCTTGTAGTCGGGAGTAGAGACATTGATAGTCGCACACACATCACGCATAACATTAATGCCGCGCTCGATTTCAAGAATCATTGAATCTACTTCTTCTGGTACTGCGTAGCCGCCTTCAGGGTCTACTAGCGTGTTCAGTGCTCGCCTCTCTAGGTCAGCTAAACCGCTATCGTTGCCGCGACGCAAGAATGCGTTATAAGCGCGGGCATGCTCAACTTGGTCCGCAGTACGCTCACCATTACCGGGGTTCGGGTTGATTGATTTCTTGGCAAGCTCTTCAATCTCAGATCGTAGAGAGTCTGCAATTTTCGCGTTCTCTTCTTTCTCGGAAGCGCGCAATTCCTGAAGCTTTTTGTCCGCTTCATCCTTTTCCTTCATACGCTTGTCAAGATCTTCGTTCAGCTTGCGCTGTTCGGTTAGAGCCTCTGACGTAGCGCGGCCCTCTTTCTCAAGCGTCTCGATTTTATCGTTCTGCTTTTCAAGAGCTTCATTTGCGCGACCTAGTTTGTCAATCGCGTCTTGTAACTGCTTATCCATCGTAAATTACCTATATTGTGAAATAGTTTGAGTGCCTTTTTAAAAGGCGAATAGCTACTTCACACCCCGTCACGGCGCGTGAAAACTTGTGAAATAAAGAATGATTACCCCGTCGCGGGGCAAGGTTTAGATCGTGGTGTTCTGTGACACCACACTACTGGCAAGACGTGTTAGTTCTGCCAATTGCTCAGATCGAGACGCTTGTGAATCTACATGCGCCCCTTTGAGTTCGCTGTAACCGCCGGAGACCAAACGCTTTGCTTCGCGTTCAGACATGCCCAGCGTTTTACGTAACGTTTTTTCGATAACCGATGGAGCTGGCACTTCGCCTCGGGCGAATGCTGCTCTGACATCGTTTACCTGTGCCTCTGGGTTGGACGGAAAAGTAACCAAGCTGTTTTCCCAGAGGTTTAGTTCCCTGATTAAGAAGGCATCGTGATCGGATGAATACTCGTAACTATCTCCATCGTACAAAGTGAAGCCGATGGATATGCCTTCGAGCTGACCCTTTTTCATCAAAGTATGTGCGCGGGCAGCTTCAGGAATTGCTGGTTCGTTGTAGTACAGTCGGCCTTCTATGTACAAGCCCTTGTCATCTTCACGCAGCAATGTGTGCTCACCCACAATCAAACCGGAGTCGTGCTGATAAAGCAACTTGGGAGAGGTCTTTGCCACGCGATGCTCTTTGAGCGTTCGAGTGAAGCACCCTTTTGTCATGATTGTGCCGTAGGAATCCTCAACATCAAACACGGATGCGTAACCTGCGAACTCGCCTTCATCCGATATTTCGCGAATTTCTAAGGGAGCCTGTCGTCTCTCAAGAACTGCAGCGTCTCGAATCTTCATTCATTTCCACCTTCGGGCTTAACGTCTGTTGCGTTGCCCATGTTTAACGGCTTGAGCAAGTCATCTCCGCCGTCGATTAGGTCCATATCCTCAAGCGACCTAGCCTCATTAGGCGTCATGAAGGGCCCACCAACAGCTTTGTTGTAGACTTCAGAACGCGTTTTACTATCACCACGAAGCAGCGCTTGGACACTGAATTTTGGATATACATCTTGGTCTTCAGGATCCATCAGTTGCTTGTGCACTGCGCCTTCCCACAAACGAATCCATGGCATCAGCGTGTGATCAACAAACTCACGCCCCTGGTGTTCGATATTGCTGAACGTGGCGTCGGCTAACAACTGAATTAGGTGCGGCTGTATACGGAATATTCGGCATATCTTTACTTCTTGTTGCCGTGCGATTTCCGATAGCAATGAGTCCCGAGCCGAGTAGTCCATCGCGACCCATTCAAGGCCTTGTTCCATCAGTGGTGCCCTGTCAGATTCCAGCATTTCTTGAATCTGATTTTTCAACCGATCGTAAGCTTCATCGCTCAATGCTCCTCCATCGGGCAATCTGAAACCGCCTTTGGCCTTTGCACCGCCTTGGAAAAACGTTGATGTAAATTGCTGAACCACCATGAGAGTGGCGATTGCTTCTTTGCACCAAACAACCGGGCTTTCGCTTTCGTGCGCTTCCACTGATATCGGGCCACGCAAATGGAATATCTCATCCGACGAGTAAATCTGTGTTGCACCTGTTGCTGTGCTTACACTGTACTCAGTGCTCCAATCCTCGCGAACACGAGTCTGTACTTTGTCGGGATGTATCGGCGTCAGCTTTAACGGGCGGCCGCCAATGCTGGTTTTGTGAGCAAAGGCATTGCCTCGGCTCGCGCAATGCCACGTCATCATTCGTGTGAATTCAACCGGTGACTGAACACTGTTTGGCGACTGCGATAGTAGCTTGTGCACTGGGTGCTCGCGATCACGCTCACGGGTTTCGCCATCGCGCTTGTATACAGAGAACGGCAACATACTCATCGATTGAGCGATAACGTTCACGCAACCTAGAACCTCTGGCACCCGCAAAGCCTTTGCAGGTGTTACGTTAACCGCACCCGCTGCAACTGAAATGTAATTGCGTAATGATTCAGCGCCTTGGCTTGGCGTTGGTCCTTGGCTCCGAGTACCAATTTCCCGTACTCGTATAGGAAATGCCATTAAAGAGTTCGCAACCCACGTTCTTGATACACGTTCACCTGTTGTGCAGGATCACGATATATCAGCCGGCCGATTCCCATAATGGCAGCGACGATACCGTCAATCTTCATATCTTGCTGTTCCTTTCTCGGAAAATAATTGTTGTTTGCATCAATTTTGTTAACGACATTTGAGGCCATCCAAGCTAGAACATCGTTTCCGTCGTGATGGAAGCGACGCGAATTAACCGCAGCCTCAATCTCTTTCATTGGTTCAGACATCTGCTGAACCGTGTTTCGATACTCCACCATCGTTGCACCCGCAGCACCGAGCTCTTGAGCCAGCTGGGTTGCGCGCCATGGGTCATAAGCGACCTCGATAACAGAATATGTTGATAGGTCCTCTTCGACATCTTCTCGAATCCGGCCGAAGTCAATTTCATCGCCGTCGGTAACAGTGATCAAACCCTGCTTAACCCACGCCTGGTACTTGCCAGTTTTATCGTTCTCGACTGCTGCTTCAGGCAAGTAGAATCGAGGGTATGCGTAGAAATGCCGCCGCCCATCTTTATCATTTGGAAACAGTCGCATGACGCACGCTAAATCTGACTTCGATGCCAAATCAATCGCAATCATGCATTCTTCACCTGCCAGGTCTGACAGGTTAACGCTCGTTCTACACTGCATCCATCGGCGCATATTTAAGAACGCAGCACGAGCACCAACCCATTGGTTCAGGTGCTTTGTGCGGAACACGTTCTGCCGGCTAGCCGATGCAACAGCCTCGCGCTGACGTGACAGCAAGTAATCTTTGCCAACCGATACGCCCATGTTTGGGTTGGCCTTTTCAATCGTCTTGGGATCAGCCCAATCATCATCAGCATCGGCATGCCAGATGGCTACAAAAAGCTCATCGTTTGAGGCAACACCTTCAACTACACGTTCAGCATCACGCTGGTGCTGATAACACGGCCCACCGGACATTACACCCGCAGTGGTAATTACCAGCATCAGCGGTGCATCACGAGCACCCATGCCCGACGCCATCGTGTCGTACTGATCAGGTGTTCGGTGTTCGTGGTACTCATCGATAATCGCGCAGCTCGGTGAAGAGCCGTCGCCTGGGTCACCGATTACCGGCTCGAATTTAGAACCATCTTCGACAACAACTAGGCTGCCAGCAAGTGGTTCGATGTTGAATTCATCGCGCAACTCAGGCGTTTTCATCACCATCATTCGAGCTGGCTTGAATACTTCCCACGCTTGCTTCTGGGTTGTGGCGCCGCAATAAACCTCAGCACCTACTTCGCCATCGAATGACAGCATGACCACGCCAATCGCTGCGGCAACAATGCTTTTTCCATTTTTGCGTGGCACGCTTATGTAGGCCTCACGGTACCGACGCTTCCCAGTTGAGTTTTTAATCCAGCCGAACAGCTCTGTGAAAATCCAAATCTGCCAAGGCTCAAGCTTAATAGTTTCGCGTTTTGCTGCCCATTTGCCTTTCGTGTGCGGCAGATACTCAATGACAGCGATGACCCGCTCAGCCTCTTCAGCATCAAAGCTGTATTTAAACCGCTTGCGTTCGTGATCTTTAAGAGATCGTTGGCAGGCCAATCGACAAATTTTGCCTGCAGGTATACGGCCGGCAGCAACCTCTTCTGCGTAGCGAATGCCGACACGTACACGAGGACTACTTGCGTAGCGAGCCGAGACCTTTCGGCTTAGTCTCTTTTTTACTGACATTAATTCGAGTACGTGCTGATGGATTCAAACCAAGCAGCGTTGATAGTTGACGGTGCTCTGCCTGAGCTGAAGCCAAGATTGTCGCCGCTGGATTTTTCGATACAGTTCCCATCGGGCTAACAACCGTCAGCCCTTCAGAATCTAACTCTGCATCAGCCCGGACCATGAGCTCCCATGCAATGCAATACGACTCGAGCACATCAAGATCCGTCGATTTCAGCACGTCAGATTCAATTAAGTGCTCGGCAATCTCGGTCCATTTTTTTGAAGCCATTCGGCCCTGCAATGACGCAGGCGGCTCTGGCGTTTTCGTAAACCCCACGGCCTCCATAGGGTTGTCAATCGGCTCACGATCCTTGCGAAACGTGCCAGAAAGTACTTTTGCTTCTTTTGGTTTTGGCGGTCTACCCATTAGGTCTGAAAACTCTGGTTT